TGAAGTATCTAGTACCCAAATTAGTTTAGATACATTAACTCATGTTGTTGAACCTGTTATGGAAGGTTACTTTAAATATGTTATGGATTTTATTCAAGACATGAAAAAAGTATTTCCAACATTACAAGACGATTGGGGTATTTATATTCCTGAGGTAAAATATTTATCACCTGAAGTTAAAGTAAATTATAAAAACCTTAGTTTGATTGACTATCCTAATGTACATTTCGTAGGTGATGCTTTAAGCGCTCGTGGTATTACAGTGTCAGGAGCTCAAGCAATTTATGTAGCAGAAAATTTATTAAAATAAGTTATGAAAATAGGATTTTGTGGAACAATGTCTGTAGGTAAAACTACATTAGTTAATGCATTAAAAGAATTACCTGAATTTAAAGATTATACATTTGCAACTGAACGTTCAAAGTATTTACGTGATTTAGGTATACCATTAAATACAGACTCAACAATTAAAGGTCAAATGGTATTTTTAGCTGAACGTGCTAGTGAATTAATGTGTGAAAATATTGTAACAGATCGTACTGTAATTGATGTTATGGCTTTTACTAGAGCAGCTAAATCAATTCCATACTTTATGTCTGATCAATTTGAAGAATTAGCACTCAATTTGGTATATGAATACAACTATATATTTTATGTTTCACCTGAAGGTGTAGATATAGAAGACAATGGTGTTAGAACAATAGACCCAGAATATAGAATGGAAATTGATAAAAACATTCAACGTGTCTTAAATCAATATCCTCATAAATTTAAAAGATTACATCACATATCGGGTACTACCGAGGAAAGAATACAGCAGATTAAACAAGTAATAAACTTTCAATATTTATAAATAAAATTAAAAATGAAAAAGACTCGTTTACTTGAAATTATACGTGAAGAAATTGCAGGAGCTTTAAATGAAATCCCTGATTTTGGAGGACAATTAGATCAAGAAGTAGCTAGCAAATACGGTGAGGAAGATACTCTTCAAACAGCAGTTGATGCTATTGTTGGTGAAACTCTTGCTGATATGGGTATTACACTTGAAGATCTTAAAAAAGATGAAGCTAAAGCAACTGAAGCTCTTACTAGCATTAGAGAAAAAGTTTTAGGAGCTAAAAGAAAAGGCATTCCACAAGATCCTAGAGTTGAAAATGCTCTTGAAAAACAACAAGATGTTGAAGTTGATAAATTTGGTGCTATTAGTGGAAAAGAGTTACAAGCTAATCAAACAAATAATGCTATTAAAAAAGCATTAGGATTAGTAACTCCTGATAAACGTGGTCCTAAAACTGATCCAAACAAACCTAAACCAGAAAAAGCACCCTCAACAGGTAAAAGAGGAAGACCAGCTGCATCTACTAGTGCAGGTAAAGCAGTTACTTTAACTCCTGGTGATGATGGATTTGATGATGTGTCATACTCAGATAAATCAAGCGAAGAAGTAGAAGATACTTTTGATACAGAAACAGCACCAGTAGGTGATACTGAAATGGAAAAAGTTGCTAGAGGAACAGATGAGCTAATTAAACAATATAGAAATGTTATGGATACTTATAAAGAAATAAAAGCAACAGATGAAAAAGCAGCTATGGATTTCTTAAAATCTAAACAAAATATTGTTAAAAAATATTTAAAAGTAAAAAAAGGTAATTTTTAATGATAAAAAATAAAACTATAAAATTTAATGTATCGCATCTAATTTTAGGTGCGATCATTTTACTCCTTTTACTTGTTGTATTTTTACGTCCTGGAACTGTTGATTTATCAAAATATGATAAACAAAAACAAGAAATAGATAGTTTAAATCGTACTTTAATTGATTTACAAAAGAAACAAGTTGAATTAGATAATTCAATTTTACAACATCAATTTAAAATAGATTCATTAGATACTGAAATTAATACAACTAATCAAGAAATAACCGATATACGTGTTCGCTATGATAAAAAACTTAAAGATATTAACAATTACACTCCTTCTCAGCTCAACGACTTTTTCTCAGAAAGATACTAGTAAAGTTTGTTTTGATTACAAAACAGCTCAAAAAATAGCTGTTGATTTAGTTAAAGGAGATGCTGCTATTGAAGAGTTAGGTAAAACCCAAAAACTAGTTACTCAACTAAATGAAAAAATAGTTGAAAAAGATAGTATTATATCTGATTATAAATCAAAAGATAGTGTGTGTATTGAACAAAATAAAACACATTATGACATTCAATCAAAACAAACTAATATAATTACTGGTCTTGAAAAAGACGTAACTACTTTAACAACTCAAAACAATAACCTTAAGAAAGGAGTTAAATGGTTAGGTGGAGGGTTCTTGGGAACATTAGTTGCTCTTCTTACATTATCATTCGTTAAATAATTATATGGCTGATTTAAAACAATTAATGCGTGAAGAATATGTCAAATGCGCTGCATCACCGGCATACTTCATGAAAAAATATTGTTATATTCAACATCCAAAACGTGGCCGTATACAATTTAATTTATATCCTTTTCAAGAAAAAGTATTAACTTTATTTCAAGAAAATCCATACTCAATTGTTTTAAAATCTAGACAGTTAGGTATTTCTACTTTAGCAGCAGGTTATTCACTTTGGTTGATGATGTTTCATCAAGACAAAAATATCCTTTGTATTGCAACTAAACAGGATACTGCAAAAAACATGGTTACGAAGGTTAAATTTATGTATGAAAGTCTACCTTCATGGCTTAAATTTCCTAATAAACCAGATGAAGCTAATAAATTAACACTCCGATTACCAAATGGTTCCCAAATTAAAGCCACTTCAGCATCAAGCGATGCAGGTCGATCAGAAGCAGTTTCTTTATTAATAATAGATGAGGCTGCATTCATCCATAGTATTGGTGAGATATGGGCCTCAGCTCAACAAACCTTAGCTACTGGTGGTGGATGTATTGCATTATCTACACCTTATGGTACAGGTAACTGGTTCCACAAAACATGGGTTTCGGCTGAAATGGGTGAAAATAGTTTTTTACCTATTAGATTACCATGGAGTGTACACCCTGAAAGAGATCAAAATTGGAGAGATCAACAAGATGCTGATTTAGGTCCTAAAATGGCAGCACAAGAATGTGATTGTGATTTTTCAACTTCTGGTGACACTGTATTTTTAGCTGATGAAATTACATTCTACGAAAAAACATATATTAGAGACCCACTTGAAAAACGTGGAGTAGACCAAAACTTATGGATTTGGGAACCAGTAGACTATTCAAGAAATTATTTAATCACAGCTGATGTTGCCCGTGGTGATGGAGCAGATTACTCTACATTCCATATTTGGGATATAGAAACTTACACCCAGGTAGGTGAATATAGAGGACAAATTGGTACAAGAGAATTTGGACATTTACTTGTAGGTATAGCAACTGAATATAATAATGCTTTATTAGCTCCTGAAAATTCTAGTGTAGGTTGGTCAACTATTCAAACTATCCTTGATAGAGGGTATCATAATTTGTATTATTCACCTAAAGGAAATGCTTTAACAGTGGATACTTATTTTGACCCTTATATGGACCATAACAAAATGACACCTGGTTTTACAATGTCTTCTGCTACACGTCCTATAGCAATAGGTAAGTTTCAAGAAGCAGTTAGAGATAGAGGAATTACTATCCAATCTGCTCGACTTATGGAAGAAATGAAAGTATTTATTTGGAGAAACGGACGAGCAGAAGCACAACCTGGCTACAATGATGATTTAATTATGGCTGGAGCTATTGGTTGTTTTTTACGAGATACAGCATTTAAATTAAGACAAAACGGAATGGAAATGACTAAAAGTATGTTAAATAGTATTAATACTAATAAAACATCATATGCTGGAGGTTATTCATCTCAACCTGTTAATCAATACAATAATAACCCATTTAAAATAGATAACCCATACTCAAACGATCAAGAAGATATTTCTTGGTTAATATAATATAAAACATGGCAGATACAGGATTATTTTCAAGATTAAAAAGACTATTTTCAACAGATGTAATCATTAGAAATGATGGTGGAAATCAATTGAAAGTAATGGATATAAACAAAATCCAAGTTTCAGGTGAATATGAAACAAACGCACTTGTAGATAGATTTAATCGTATCTATACCAATTCACACACCTCAATTTATGGGTATCAAAGTAGCTTTAATTACCAAACTTTACGCCCCACACTTTATTCCGAATATGATTCAATGGATACAGATGCTATCATTGCTTCTGCCTTAGATATTATAGCTGATGAAAGTACATTACGTAATGATATGGGAGAAGTACTTCAAATTCGTAGTTCGGATGAAGATGTACAAAAAATTCTATACAATTTATTTTACGATGTATTAAATATCGAATTTAACCTTTGGCCTTGGATTCGTAATATGTGTAAATATGGTGATTTTTTCTTAAAATTAGAAATCGCTGAAAAATTTGGCGTATATAATGTAATTCCATATAACGCTTTCCACATTGAAAGACAAGATGGATATGATAAAGATCACCCAGCTTCAATTAGATTTAGATTTGATCCTGATGGTATCTCATCCCCTTCAGACTATGGTTATTACAACGTACCAAACGCAGGAGGTCAAGCAAATTCTATTTATTTTGACAATTATGAAATGGCTCACTTCCGTTTATTAACGGATACTAACTTTTTACCTTATGGTAGATCATATTTAGAGCCTGCTCGTAAATTGTTTAAACAATATACTATGATGGAAGATGCGATGTTAATTCATCGTATTGTTAGAGCGCCTGAAAAACGTATATTTTATATTAATGTTGGAAATATTGCACCTGCTGAAGTAGAAAATTTTATGCAGAAAACAATTTCCAAAATGAAACGTACTCCATATATTGATCAACAAACTGGTGATTATAACTTGAAGTACAACATGCAAAATCTACTTGAAGATTTTTATATCCCTGTTCGTGGCAATGACAGTGCAACTAAAATTGATAATTTAGCAGGCCTACAGTGGGATGGTATTCAAGATGTCACTTACTTAAGAGATAAATTATTTGCTGCTCTTAAAGTACCTAAAGCATTTATGGGTTATGAAAAAGATTTAACTGGTAAAGCAACACTAGCTGCAGAAGATATTCGATTTGCTCGCACAATTGAACGTCTTCAACGTATTGTAATATCTGAGTTAACTAAAATTGCTCTAGTTCACTTATATGCTCAAGGATATCGTGATGAAAGCATGACAAACTTTGAATTATCATTAACTACTCCTTCTATCATATATGATCAAGAAAGAATTGCATTAATGAAAGAAAAAGTTGATCTAGCTAATCAAATGATGGAAGGTAAATTAATGCCTACTGATTGGATTTATGAAAATATATTCCATTTGAGTGAAGATCAATATGATGAATATAGAGACTTGATTCTTCAAGATGCAAAACGTAAGTTCCGTTTAGCACAAATTGAGAATGAAGGAAATGATCCACTTGAAACAGGTAAATCTTATGGTACTCCACATGATTTAGCTTCTTTATATGGAAGAGGTAGATATGAAAATGGTGAAGTACCTGTTGGGTATGATGAAGAAAAAGATTTAGGTCGCCCTGAAGAAAAAGTAACAGACAAAAATTCTCAAGACAACGCACTTGGAAAAGATAGAATAGGAGCTGTAGGCATGAAAGTAGATGGAGACGAATCAGATTCAATTAAACCTAAATTTCAAGGTGGTTCTCCTTTAGCACTTGAAGTTAAATCTAAACGAAATAAAAACGCTTACCAGTTTAACAAAATTAAAAACCAAGAAAAACAAATTATATTTGAATCGGATATTAGAGGAAATTCGCTATTAGATGAATCTCAAATACGAGAATAAAAAAATTCTATATATTTATAAATAAACAAATATAACAAGAATGCAAGTAAAACATTCAAAGTATAAAAATACGGGTATCCTCTTTGAACTTTTAGTTCGACAAATTACCACAGATACGCTAGATGGTAAGGATTCCCCGGCAAAAGATATACTTAAAAAATATTTCGTTAAAACGGAATTAGGTCGTGAGTACAAGTTGTATGAAACCTTGTTAAAAAGAACATCATTAACAGAAGCTAAAGCTAATATAGTTATTAGTACTTTAACTGAATCTTCTAAGACACTAAATAGAGGAGTCATTAAAAGACAAAAATATAACTTGATTAATGAAATTCAAAAACATTACGATTTAAATGAATTTTTTAATCATAAACTTCCCAATTACAAAGTATACGCTGCTTTTTACACTTTATTAGAAATTAATAATGTTCAAGTTAATAATCCTGATCAAGTTATTACTAATAAAGTAACCATTTTAGAACATTTAACTGCTGCTCAAATTGCTGAAAGTAAAGTTAAAGATGATGTAATGGAAGAATTTGAAAAAGCAGATAAAGATGTGCGCTTTCTTACATATAAAATGATCTTAGAAAGCTTTAATTCAAAATATGATGATCTTCACCCCAAACAAAAGATTATCCTTAAAGAATACATTACTTCAGTTGACAATACATCTCGTTTAAAAGAATTTTATACAAATAAAGTAAACGAAATTAAAGAAGAATTAACCTCTTTAAATAAAAAAACAAAAAACCAAGTTACTAAAATCAAAATTAACGAAATTATTTCCCTTGTAACCCCACCAGCTAAAAATGCTAAGATTACAGACAATGATTTAGTTGATTTGTTACAGTATTATGATTTAATTAATG